ATGGTCTGCGTATCCATCTTCGGATTGTCCAGCTTGAACTGGTCTTTCATGCCGTCCCAGTCATAGGCAAAAGCGCCCTTCCCCTGCTGCTTCTGCTTGTACATTTCAATCAGCCTGTTATATTCAGACTTGTTCGGATTAAACCGGATAATGTACTGCGCCCAGTCAGCCTCGCTTTCAAAATTCCGGTGCATGAGTGTTTGCTCCAGGCCGTGTTCCATGCCAATGGCCAGCCCGCCTTTGCCACCGCCACTGCCGCTGCCGGTTCCTTTGTTGCTTCCGTCAATCGGTTTGGCCGTAGAGCGCCACCAGTAATTGGCATACTGGTATCCCTTGCGGCGCATCTCCGGATCCGCGCCGCACACCTGGTCCACCATGGCCGTATACGTCGCATAGTCCATGTTCCCGGCGTCATGCAGGCCCATCAGATTTTTATCCAGCTCCTTATACACCTGGTCATTGTACGCATTGCGAATGGCCTTCTGCTGGTTGATCTGACGCAGGCAGGAATTGTACAGCGCGTCCTGCTGCTCCCGCGTCATGCCCTGTCCCTGCGGACGGGAAAAGCCGGATACGGAATAAGTATCCAGCGCGATTGCTTTAAAGCCACTTGTCCCGGACTGGTACACCATACCGGTTTCCGCATCATAAATGCCAACATGCCCTACGTCGTCGGCGTTCTTATCCTTGCCCGGTTTCCACCAGTACACAATGTCTCCGGTGCGCAGCTGGCTCCGGTCCGTAAATGCCGTGCCAGCCTTCTTTGCGTCCTCCCAGTTGGTCGGAGCCCAGGTGTTGCCGGGAATCCCGCCGCCCATGGTCAGCGCCTTATTGACGCCCAGCGTGCAGGTGTTGACGCCCCAGTTGGTGCCGTTCTTGGCCTGCTCCCGCATCCATGCCACGGCCGCGTTCCCGTCGTACCCGCTGCCGCCTTCCCGCCGGTTATAGATAGCATCATACAATGCAGCCGTGTTGTTCCCATATTTGGAAACCAACGCGTCCGCCGTGTTCCGCGTCATGTTGGACAGCACCCGCTGATGTACGGCCTTGCTGTACTGCGCCCGCTGGTTCGGATCCAAATACGCGCCATACTTTTCGATATAGGCCGCAGCCTGGTCATCGTTGCCGTTGGCGTAGGCCATGTTGATAGCCTGCTGCGCCACCATGCCGGCGGCCTTCCGGCTCTGCTGTTTAACAACCTCTGCGCCCTGATCGCCATAACGGACAGACGCGGACGCGATGGATTCTTTGATGCTGTCCTCCACGATATCCGGAGAAGCATAATTGTCCCCTGCGGCCTGCACGTTCAGCTGCAGCGCATTGCCATACGTCACATCCTGGTACGCATTAAACTGCTGTGTCTGATGCCTCCGAACCATTTCATACCGCTGTGCTGCGGACCGGTTGGCCATGTTATTGAACACGGCCTGCCCTTTGGCGGAAAAGAATTGATACTGGCTTCCCACTTCCTGCCGAATCTTCTTTTCCTGTTCTTCAAACGTGCCGGTGATACCGTTGGCCCCGTCCATCTTTGTATTCATCAGTCCGTTATCCTGGTTATACAGCAGCTCGTTTACCCGCTTCGTATATTCATTCGCAGCGGCCTGCGCATTTACCGCATCCACATTTTCACCGGCAAGCTGAATCGCATTGGCAATGCCCTGTAATGCCTGCCCCTGCATCCGTCCTACATTGGCAATGGCCTTTGCATCAGGTGCTTCTACCCGCGCGCTCCCGCCGGCAGTCTTTTGAACCGACGGTGTATATGATACTAACTTCATCAGAAACTACCTCCGACTCCGAACAAGTTAAACCCTTTATTCGCTTTGACGATTGGCTGACCATACGTCCCTATAACTCCAGGAACATTTCCCACAGTTTTCGGAACGTATCCTGACAGCCCACCAAATGCCGTGTCAGTCGCCCTGGCATATGTGCTGGCAGCCGTCGGCGTCTGCGCTGTTCCGGTCGTTCCTGCAGCTTTTCCTCCAGCGCCTTGCAGCCCCGGAAGCATAGACGATGCCCCATACAACAACGTGCCAGCCATGCCCCAATTCCCGGCAGTCTTTGCCGCGTCTGCCATAGACCGGTAACTTGCAGCCTGGTTATTGTAATTCCCAACTTTTATATAATTATCATAGACTGCTTCGCGCTGGTTCTCCAGCAGGTTCACGCTGTCATCGCGCCATGCGTCCATGGTAGCCATGTACATATCCAGCGCGCTTCCTGATCCGGCAGCAAAGCCGGAAGCACCGGCGGATGCCCGCTGCGCTCCCTGTACCAGCCTGCGCCGGTTATCCAGCTCCCGCTGTTTCTGCGCGTGCTGTTCGGCGATCAGCTCGCCCTGCCGTTCCTGTATCCTTGCGTTCTGCTCCGCCGCTTCCGCCTGCGCATTGTAGGCCGCCGCCTGCGCCCGGCTCTGCTGGTACTGGCTTGCCATAGACAAGCCGGTAGTCAGTCCTGTTAAAGCCAAAGTCAAACTGCACATTATGTCCTCACCTCTTTCAAAAGAAACGGTACAAACATCTCCCCGTTTTTGCCCAGGGGAACCACGTCCAGTAACGTGGCTCCCATATGTTGGATGTATCGGATGGCCGGCTCGTTGCCGCACCATATAAAGTTACACAGCGGTCCTACCTCTGCGATGAACCGCGTGCAGAATTGTTTTCCGTAGTACACCAGCGCTTTGTTATGCCGGTAAGCCCAGCCGGTCCCCAGGAACCATATTGGCGTGGCCTTCGTGCCGCCTACGTCAACCTGCCCCGCAGCGATCCCGAAGATGGAAAGCAGTCTGCCTTCCCTGTCACGCACCACATAACAGTATTTGCTGTTCATAATGCTTTGCCACACCGCCGTGTATGGTTCGTCCGGTCCCATGCACAACTCTTTCAGATCCGGTTTCCGGATATCCATCAGCAGCTCAACCACCAGCTTACGTGTGGGCCTGGTGATTCGTTTGATCTTAACCACCGGGGACCACCGCCCTTACGACGCTTGCCACAGACAACGGATACGGCGCGTCAGACCGGATCACCACGCGGCCCCAGTCGTTAAACCCGCCGGTGTTGACGTTGGGAACCGTCACATGCTTTTCGCCGCTGTACAGCGTTACTTCCTGGTTCATCAGCTCGTCATATTTGATGATGTCCGTCTTATCTTCCGTAATGCCTACCCGCCCGGCCAGGCTCTTTTGCAATCGCAGGATCACGCCGGATACTTTCTTCTTCCTGCCCTGCATGGTCCCGTCGGATAACTGCATCTCAATATTCGGCAGCTCCATCACGCTGTCATATGGCAGTCCGATAACGCAATGCTTACACGGTACGTCCAGCGTTACCGTGCCGGTATTGTCCGCCTGCAGCTGTTCGATATGCTCACCGTCCGCCAACAGGTCCACCGTTTTTCCGGCCAGCCACGCAGCCGTGATCGTGTCCGTCGCACTGTTAAACGTAAACTTCCCGGCGCAGTCCAGCATGATATAGTCGTCCGGAATCTCGCTGTCCGGCATCTCTGCCAGCCGTTCCAAAAACACGCCGTTGTCCCGGTTCACTACAAAGTATGCAATTTCACCATCTTCCGTGCTGATAGTTTCCACAGCTTTTATGCTGCCATCTGTAACCAACCGGCTCCAGGCATACACCTTCTGCTCGTTGATGTACGTCAGGCAGGCAGCCGTCCCGTCCGACAAAACGAAGAACATCATATAGTCAGGTTCCTGCATGTATGCCGCGTCAATGATCGTGGCAGCCTTTGTCAGATGCTTGGCCAGTATGGTAAGGTCCATACCGTCGTAGCTGTCAGAGCTGAAATTATACTGCAGGTCGCGGACCGTCCGCCCATGCCGCTGGACGTAAATCATCTGTCCGCCTACCAGCACCGGGATAACGTCAGTGCTTCCGCGGCTCGTCTGTACCCGCGGATTGACTTCCGTGGGCTTTACCGTGCTGGCGCCGGAGATGATCCACTCGTTGCCCTCCGTCATCACGATTAAGTCAGACTGCGCAACAAGGTGCATGATACGGTAGTCCTTGCGGCTTATGAACGATATGGCTACCGCGGAATCATCAGTCAGCGTACCGCTCACTTCCTCCGTACCAAAATTATAATAATCACCTGTGCGGCTCATCCACACCATGTACGGATATTTTGCGTTGGCCGCAAGACACAACCTGTCCTGGAAAAATGTCACGCAGGAAGGGTATCCGTATGCTGCAGACCAGCTGCCAAAGCACCAGTCGTCCGAAACCTGCGTGCCGGCCAGCATCTTCTGTACAACGGCTGTGGCATGCGCTGCGTCACTGACGCCGGTTATTTTAACTGTGCCAATATGTGTATAGGGCAGCCGCGTCAGATCTAACGTGATACTCCCATCGGTAATGGTACCTGTCGCCCTAATATACGTCGGTTCGTCGAACGTGCCGCTCTCGGTATAATTGCTGTCGTTGTTACTGGAATAGCTTCGCAGCTCTTTCCACGTTACGTTGTCTTTGGAATATTCTAATTTTACATTACCGGCCCAGGTTCCATGCGTCGTTACTTTCCAACCTTTTTCCCCGGCCAGCATGCTTTGGTTCAGCGCGACTGTCTGTGCTGACACGTCCTGCCGGATCTGCACCCAGTTTCCAACCTGTTGCTGCGTAAATGCGCTGCCGCTGGCCGTCAGCGTAATATTTCCTGTCGCGCCTGACGGTGTGATGGTTACGCCGTCCGGCATGTTGGATATGTCAAAATACGGCGGCTCTGCATTAAACTCCGAAAGCGTCCAGCTTGTATCGCTGTGCCGTGCCAGCACCTGGACAGGTACACGTCCGGAAGCAATAAACATCACGTCAGCGCTTTGCGCAAAGCGCAGTTTTCGTAAGTCGCCGTCATTAAACGGAGTCCCGGTTATCGTCGCTTTTAGCGTAAGAGTGGCGCCCTCGTCCTTGTAAACGCGAATACTACCTGCCCGTATCTCCAGCAGGTAGCTGGTATCTGCATCCACAGCAAACTCCTGCAATCGTACCTTCCCGCTGTTCAGAGATGCCATATATTCCAGCCCCGGCCTGCGGTATGCACTGCCGTAGGGACGGACAAAAAAATTCTTGGCCTGCAGCAGCGCTGACTGGTATTTGTCAAGATCCACGCGGCTGGCTACGTCCGGCGATATCTCGCCCGTCGCAAAGCTGGGCTGTAAAAAATACATCCTCCCGTCGGCCATGGTTACCACCTCGCCTGATAGTATTTAGACGGATATTCCGGAACCTTGTTCCGTTCTTCCATCTGTGTAAACTTTGCTTCTGCCAGCAGCTGCGCTCCCATCTGTTGCATCTGCTGTCCCATCGCAGTGGATCCTGTCAACGGTACGGCGATCGCACCGGCAAGATAATACGACAGCGCCTGCGCAAAATCATCTGTAAAAAGATTCACATCCTTGACGTCGTAAATATATTCTAAATAGGCGTCCGCATGGTTACATACGATAGCCTTCGTGTTGTCGTTTAAAACCACCTGGTCCATGTTGCCTTTAAAATTTTTATGCAGCACCACCCAGGTATTAGTCTCATTGAAAATCTTGCGTGCCTGCACGCAGTCCGGCGGATAGGCATATACAAAGCCCCAGCCGGGAACCTTTTTGTCGATCAGCGCCAGCTTGTCCGTCTTTTTGGCAAAGCTCCAGTTATAGGCTCGCAACAGTACACGGCGCTGGATATCATAGTGTATCTTACAGGTGCGCGCGGCTTCCGTTTCTTCATGCAGACTGGCAATGCTCTCGCGCCCTATATGGTTTAATGCCATGTTACAAATGTCGGTAATTGTATAGTCCATGCTTTTACCTCATTTCAAAAAAGGGACGGACTTTCGCCCGCCCCTTATAACGTGATAAATCAAGGTTTGTTGACATCCAGCACCAGGCCGGCAGTGATCTTGCCGTTGCCGGTGATGGATGCAGAACCGGTCAGCTTCAGACGCAGATACTTTTTGACGTTCATCGGCAGGCGTTCTTTTACAACCTCGCCGATGGAACCGGATGCGATGGCGTAGGTAGCCAGGTCAACCGCAGTGGAGAACGCTTCGGTATCGGAAGTCTGCAGCACGACGGAAAGATTGCCGCCTGCAGTCGCCGCTTCGGAAACCGCAATGGCCAGGAAGCACTGGTCATACGCACTGCCGCCTTCTCCGTTTACGACTACATCAGAGTATGCTGCCGTGGTGCCGTAAGTGCTGGCAGCTTTTTTATGCAGGAACATGTTTTCATAATCAAAAATCATGATTGTATCTCCTTTCCATCCTCACATTAAACTACCTGGGCTTCGTTGTTCTTAATTGCGTCCAGTTTCACGACGCGCATGCCGTTGAAACGAACCGCGATGATGCCGTTTTCCAGGCGCTCGGTCTGTACATAGCTGTTATTCTTGTCCATCAGGTACAGCTTGAACGCAGTGTACAGGTCATTGGAAACGTACATAACCGCCTTGTCCGGATGGCGCAGGCGTTCCTGTGCTTTTACGATGCCGGACATGATAGCCTGTTTTGCGCTGGCAGTACCGGACGCAAACGTGGTCATGTCAATGTTGCGGACCGCGCCGACGGAACGGTAATCGCGGACAGCCAGGCCGACTTTCCAGGTGAACACGGAAACTTCCGCTTCATAGTCGTTGCCGTCACGATCCTGTACAGTCTGCACGCCCAGGTCTTTGTGGTCCAGGCCTGCGGAAGCGCCGCGCGGATAAATGCCGGTGCAGGTACGGGAACCCCATTCCACCAGGTAAGCGGAAGTCAGGCTGCCGCCGGTGCCGCCTGCATCCAGCGTGGTGTAGCCCGGTTTGGTCGGATCGCTGGTGTTGGACAGGATACGATGACGCACGTCCAGGCCGTTGAATGTGTCCGGATCGTTGTCGGTGTTGCCGTAAATAACCATGTCAGCCACAGCCTGGCCAAAGCCTTCAATGTGCGCGACATCTTCGCTGCGGCGGAAGGCTTCCTTGTCAGGAGCCAGCGCCAGCAGTTCCACGTCCACTTTGGAACGGGACTGCAGGATGCAGCTGGTGTCTACGATCTGGTCCGTGCTGGACTTGGTGTAGCTTACACCTTTGTTGATATAACGAACATCCGGCTTCGGGATGCTGTTACGCAGCGTGGTCTTGTTGCCGGTAGTCAGGTTGCCTTCCATCCAGGTCATATCGTCCAGGATAGGATTGCTGGCTGCCAGCACTTCAATGATTTCGTCGATCTTACCGCCAACGCCCTGACGTTTACGGTAATCATTCAGCGTTAAAGCAATTTCGCCTACAGTTGCCATAATTGATCATTCCTTTCTTTTCATCTTGTGGTATGGTCATACCACGTTTTACTTGCTTGATTTACTGCCGGTGTTCCGGCATTGATTGTCTTTCCCGGATCTGCCTGGACCAGCTGCCCCAGCATTTCCATTGCCCGGATGATCTCGATCCGGTTTCCCGCGCCCGTCTCGTTAAGAGCCTGGCGGATATTCGGCACAACTTTTTCCACGGCTTCGATGCCCGCGCCTGCGGTGGCCATCACCTTGTCAAAGTCTGCGCCCAGCTCCTTCTTTGCCGCATCGCCCCACTGTGCTACCTCGGCATTGTACTGGGCCGTTACCGCCTGCGCTACCTGCTGCCCAAAATCAAAACCAAACTTCGCCATTTGGTTAGCCTGTTCGTTGGTCAGGTTCATCCCTCTCGCAAGATCGGAAAAACCTTTGGACAGCGCCTCATCTACCTCCACGCCTTCCGGGATCGTGGACGTAAAGTCATAGGTTTCCGGCGCGCCTGCCGGAGCAGGTTCCTGCTGTTGCGGTTTGTCGCCGCCCAGCATGGTGTTGGTCACGTTCTGCTGCTGATTGTCAGCCGGTGCAGGTGTTGCCTGTGGTGTTGCTGTGTCGTTCGCTGCCGGCTGCACATTCGTGTTATCGTTGGCAACCGGTGCCGCATTGTTATCCATCGTCGTCCTCCTTGTACTCGGCCAGTTTCCCGGCCTTTATTTCAAACTCCATAAGCTCCTCCTGGGCCTGGTGCAGCTTCTTCATTCCTTCCAGCCCCAGGTTCGCTTTGATTGACTGGTATATGCCGACGGCCACTTCCCGGCGGCCCTCGTTATAAAACGTG